TAGCAGTGTTTACAGCCATTCCATTTGCCATGAATACAGGAATACCGTCAAAGAATAAATCTCCTAAAACTTGGTTGTTTCCTTTGTTGTCGTATCCGTTAGCCCCTAATCCTGAAGCACCGAATCCACCTAAAGCACGGACGTAAGCTTTGTAAACTCCTTGCGGTACGTACAATTTCAAATCTTCTTGACCGTACATTCTCGCTGGAATAGCATCTACCAATTTTCCTAATTCAGTTACTACCGTAGCAGCCGCAGAAATAGCAGAAGAACCCGCAACTTCTTGCGCAGCTGGTTGAGCAGCATCAGTAGCGATTTGTGTAGCAATACCGTCAAATTGTCCAGCAGTTGCGTTAGTACCAGTCCAAATAGTTGTTTCCATAGCAGAAGCAACTTTTTCAGCAACGTGTGCTAAAACGAAATCTTCAAATGATTTAGGAATTGAGTTATAAGCTGAATAACCCATTTCTGAAGCTTGCCAGTTAGCAGCCAAAGTAAGCGCACAAAGTTGTAAGTTTACTTGAAACTCTTCAGGTGCTAAAACTCTTTCAGTAAGTGTTACCGTAGTTGAGTCCGAAAAGTCACATGAAGCGTTAGCAATCACGTTACCCGTTGCAATTCTTTGAATTACTTGTTTAAATTTTACGTTAGGATTGATAGTAATACCACCTTTTTCTAACGTTGGAGCAGACAATAAAGCTGCTGCGATGTACTTACCAGCGAACTCGCCAGCGTAGGTACTTGATGTAATAGTTAAAGACATTTGTTATTTTTTTTTAAAATTGTTACTTGTTTAGTTTTTCCATTATACGGTCCATTGTCGTTAACGGTCTGTTTTGTCCGTACTTAAATACGTCAACTACATTTTTATTTTCAGGGTTAAAAGCAATTGGTTTTACTTCTTCAGTAAGTTCTACTTCGGTAGTTTCGTCTTTTTCTACTTTTGAGAGTAATTCTAATTGCGCTTTTAGTTCGATGTTTTCCGTTTTCAAAGCTTCAATTTCAGCAAAGAAACTTTCTTTAATTACGCTTTCAACTACTTTTTTAGGTGCGCTTTTAGACGTTTCCATCTCTTGCTCTTTTTTCGCTTCTTCTTCGATAGGTTCTTCAACTTCTACTTCTTCTTCTTCAACCTTTTCTTTTACTTCAGAAATTACACCTTCTTCAATTACTACTAAAAGACGACCGTCTTCCATTTCGTATTCTCCTACTGGCACGGGTATTTTTTGTTCGTCTTCCGTTACTACGAAAATTTCATTACCAGCTTCAAAGCTATCAGCTTCTAAAACCGTTACGCCATCCATTAGTTTCATTTGTTCTAACTTTACGTCCATTCCAAGTAAAGTTTTAATTTGGTTTATTAGGTTGTTTTTCATTTTTATTTTATTTAAAATTTGATAACATATTTTGAATTCTTTCGCTTCTTGTAGCTATAGAGTCTTTAATATCAAATAAAGCAATATTTTCTCTACTTTCAGACGGATTTAATCCAAGTTCTTTTATAGCTTGAACAAATTTAATTTGTGCAGAACTTGATTTATCTTGAATATCTTTTATTTTTTTTACAAGTGCGTCAGCACTATTTAACAAAGGAAATAATTCTTTAATTATAGAATCTAATTTATCTTCTGTATTTGAAGCTTCTGTAAACAATTTATTTAATTCAGTTGTATATTTTTTTATATCGTCAACCAAAGCAAGTTCAACTTCATGCGAAGCCAATTTAGTTTCTTCTTTCGACAACTTTTCGAATATCGTTCTTAGTGTATTCATACTTAATAAACTTATTAATTTTTACTTGTTCCTTTTTTAACTCATTAAAGTGCGGGGAACGATGTTATATGTTATACTATCACCGCCTTGGTTTAACGCTCCAATACCTTGGTTTTGTAAGTCGCCGTTACAACAATCTTTGTGGTATTTTCCGTCTTTACATAAACACCCTCTTTTACCGCCTTTAGGACTTGTTTTACTTGGCGTTGCCTTTGTTTCTTTTTTCATATGTATTAATTAAAGTTTTTAATTTTTCTATTATTTCCTCATCCTCGTTTTGTTGTAAACTCATTTCGTATTTGTCTACAAAGTGTCCTTCAATGCTAAATCCTTTTACTTCACCGTCTTTTACCTTTTGCCAAACATCGTCGTTATTCACCTTCATTGAAATCATCCAAGTTCCCTTCGGTAAATTAAAACCGTACAATTTGCTTTTGTCTTTTGTCTCGTCTTCAATTATCCAGCTTTCAACAACACTCATATCGTCAAGCATTTTACGTTCGTGTTCTAACGTAGCGTTATTTTGATTTGAGCGCATTAAAAACAATTCACTTGCTTTGCGTACCGTGTCCTCACTAAAATAAATGTAGAACTCTTTATCCTTGTTTTTACGGTAAATTTGTTTATTAGGCACTAAAGCCGCACCCATTAAAATACGCTTTTCCGCATCCACCTCTTTTAGTTCTACTTCGTGCTTTTTTAACGCTATAAAGTTTTCTTCAATCGCTGGACTTTCAACAACCGAAACGGCATTAATACCGCTTTGCTCTTTTGTTTCGTCTATTAGTAGTTCTATTATTTCAACTTTTGCCATAATTCATAAACTTATAAAGTTGCATTTTGTACTCGATTCCTATCTAAAGCCTGGGCGCTTGTTACTTCGCCACTCACTACGTAAGCCTTCGCTGGCGTTTGTTGTAATTGTGCCAATTGATTTACACCGCTTGAACCTATTGTATTAAAGTTAGCAGTCATAGGCGCACCCGATGGAGCGTTTGAACCACCACCACCACCGCTTGAACTACTACCACCACCGCCAAATTTAGAATTTGCAATTTTAATTATATTAGCCGCACCTATTGTAGCAGCAATTGCCGCTTCTACAAATTGTTGTCCAGTTGCTAATTTAATAGGGTTGCCACCAGCAGTTAAAGCACCCGTTACTGCCATAGCAGTATTCGTAATCGCAGCTCCTAAATTAAAAGCCTTTTGTATTTGAAATTGTTTACGTGCGTCCTTTTCGTTTTTAGTATTAAACGAACCCGCTAAATCAGCTAAAGCACTAAAAGTATTTCCCGCAAGTTCAAGCGTTTTTTGCCTTAACTCGTTTCTTCTTTGTAATTCTTCAGCATCTATTTTCTTTTTCTTTTCGGCTTCAGCTTCACGGAGTGCAATTCGTTTACCCATAGCCTCCATTTCTTGGTCGAATTCAATTTTCTTTTGGTCTATTTCTTTTTTATTTTTTTCTTCCCAAGTTGCAATATCGGCGTTATCGTATTTTAATTGTAAGTCGCGTAATTCTTTTTTTAACGTTTCATCAATTAATTTTTCAGCATCAGCTAATTGTTGTTTATCTACTATTTTATCTTTTGCGCTTGCAAGTAAATCTTCTTTTTCTCTTTTGTTTTTTTCCTTTGCAAGTGCTACTTCTTTATCGTAACCATCAGCCATTAACGCTAAACGCTTGTCTATATTTTCACGCTCTAAATCTAATTTTTCTTTTCCAGTTGCTTTTTCAGAATTTACGGATTGTTGGTCGCTCTTTTTTATTTCAAGTAATAAGCCGTCACGGTCGCTTTTCATTTGAGCAAGTCCGTTTTTTGCTTCTTTTATTGTAGCATCCGATTTGGCTTTTGTTTCAGCTGGGTCAAATAATAATTTAGCAGTCCAATCAGCAGCAGCGTCAAAACCTTGACTAATATATTCATTTAAGTTAGTAGCAACTAACTCACCTATACCCAAAGCTTTGCTAACCGCATTTGCTCCAGCTATAACCGCATCAATTGGTAACGCAATAGCCCTAACAACGTATAACATACTTTCCAAAGTGAAACGAACATACATTTTCATCCACTCGTAATTCCTTTGAGCGGCTTCGTTTTCTAATTTAGCCGTTTGTTCAAGTCCTTTTATACGAATTTCTTCATCAGCTATTGAAGTATTTAATTTATCTATTCGTATTTGTAAAATTTCCTTTTCGCTTTTACCTTGAAGCCTTAATGAATTTTCTTGTAATTGTGCGTTTTCGTAAATTTCCTTTGAAGCCGTAGCTTGTTTTTCTACCTTTTTATTTAATTCTTTTTGTTCAGCAGAAACACCGCTTACAGCCGCCTTTATATCGTCCCAGTATGCAACGATAGTACCCAAGGCAACTACAAAAGCACCGATACCCGTAGCAATTAATTCGGTTTTAATTCCTTTTAAAGCTCCTTTTGCTACTACGCCTAACTGTGAAAAAGCATCTTTTGCCTCAAGCACACCGTTTATACCTTGCGTTAAAGCCATAACCGATTGTACTCTTAATAATGCTTCTTGAACTTTGTCGGATTCTACGCCTAATAAAGCAAGTCCACCTTCAAACGCTTGAAAGCCATTCATAACGCCATTTATAGCACCCTCAACCGCAGCAAATTTGGCATCGGGATTAAAGCCAGCTATTAAGTCCTTACTAAATTCAATTTGGTCTTTTAATTCAGCAGCAGCTTTAGCAGCCTTAACAGCTTGCTCCGAAGTTTCTCCGTAAGCTTGTGAAACTTTTTGTAATTCTTGTACGGCTTCGCGATATTGTTGTTTTAATGACTTGCTATTGTCTTGTATTTCTAATTCTATTGTCCGTTTTTCTGCCATTGTTTACGCTTTTTTTGTTTATAAACTTTTTTAATATCGCCCGTTAGTTCGTGTTTTCCTTTTGCCACGTCTACAATTTCACTCACTCCAAAGAAATCGTCGCTTTTAAGTAGTTCTAAAATTAGTTGTATCATTGTTGTAATATTGTTATTTGATTTGCTACTTGTTGCCCGTTGCCTAAAGTGTACGTTACCGTTAAAATAATTACTTGTGTACTTGAATTTTCAGTTATTAAGTTTTGAAATTCTTCAGTAATTAAGCTATCCGTGTTTTCGGCTAATATGTTTTGCGGGCTATTCGTGTTTTCAGGAATACAAACGGAAATAGATTGACTACTTGTTATTGTACTCGGACTTATTGTAACGCCGCCAAACGTTGTTGTAATATCAGCACTTACCGCACCATTTACAAACGTAATAGGGACGTCTAAACATTGTGCATCAAAACTCGGAACTAACGGTTTTCCGCTCGTAATTGGTCGAAAGTCTAAAATCAAACTAAAGTCAACTTGTCCCGTACTTAAGTTGCTTTTCATTTCGTTTATTATATAGCGTTTATCTCTTATA